TGTTACTTTAACTAGTGGTGGTGCTTTACAAAATTCAGGAACAATTACAAACACAGGAACAATTTCAGGTGTTGCAATTACAGGAACAATTGACAACCAAGTTAATTGGCAGACAACAGTCAAGACATCAACTTTTACAGCATCAGCAGGTGAAGGGTATTTTTTAAATACAACTTCAGGAGCTTTTACAATAAATTTACCCGCATCCCCTTCAGCTGGAGATTTAGTAGGTATCAAAGATTATGCAAACACTGCTGATACAAACAATATTACAATCGGAAGAAATGGTTCCAACATCGAAGGTGTTGCAAACGATTTTGTAATTACAGTTGAAGGTGGTTCAATCACTTTAATTTATGTTGATGCAACAAAAGGTTGGTTATCAACTGCTGCAGCAAAAGCATCTGATATTTCAAATCCACAATTTGTAACAGCAACAGGCGGAACAATTACAACATCAGGTGATTTTAAAATTCATACATTCACAGGACCTGGAACTTTTTGTGTATCAAATGCAGGTAATCCTTCAGGCTCAAATACAGTAGATTATATGACTATTGCTGGAGGTGGATCTGGCGCAAATGGTGGTGGAGGTGCTGGTGGTTACAGATCTTCTGGTTTTGGTCCAAGTCCTTTAAGAGGAACAGCTTTACCTGTATCCGTACAAGGTTATCCAGTAGTTGTTGGTGCGGGTGCAACAGGTGAACCTAATTTAAGTACAGCAGGACCAAATGGAAATCCATCTAGTTTTTCAAGTATAACATCAACTGCAGGTGGTGGTGGAGCTTGGGCTTCTGTTGCTGGTGGAAGTGGTGGATCTGGAGGTGGACAAGCAGGAAGTTCTTATGGAAGTGGAGCAAAAGGTAGTGGTAATACGCCACCAGTTAGTCCTCCACAAGGAAATCCTGGAGGAGATAAAGGACCTAATGGTCCAGGTTCAGCTGCTGGCGGAGGAGCTGGAGGAACTGGAGGAGCTAGTTCTGGATCAGCTGGAGGACCAGGAGGAGCAGGAGTTCCAAACGCAATAACAGGAAGTTGCACTCAATATGCATCTGGAGGTTCTGGTGGTGGAGATTCAGGTGGACCTCAAGCAGCAACACCAGGTGGTGGTGGAAATGGTGGAACAGGTACTGCTGCCGGAGGAAATGGTACTACAAATACTGGTGGTGGCGGAGGTGGAACTAGAGATGAACTTGGAGCCACAGCAGGTAGTAATGGTGGATCAGGTATAGTAGTCATTCGTTACAAATTTCAATAGCTATGAGTGAATTTAAAACAAATAAAATTAGTCCAAGATTAGGGACAACACAAACTATCGGAGATAGTGGTGATTCAGTATCTACATCAGGTGGATCAACAATTAATAATGCAGGAACAATTTCTACTGCAGGAATTACAGGTGGTACAATTAATAATACTACAGGTGATATTTTTTTAAGAGGTGAAGTTGATTGGAAACCTGGAGATATTAAAACTACAAGTTTTACACCATCACCTAACGAAGGATATTTTTTAAATACTACATCTGGACAAATTACAGTAACACTACCAGCTACACCTTCTGTTGGTGATGTGATTGGTATTAAAGATTATGCAAATACATTTGATACAAATAAATGTATTTTAAATCCAAACGGAAACAAGATTCAAGGTTCAACAAGTAATTTTGAAATTACTGTCGAAGGAAGTTCAATTATTCTAATTTATGTAGACTCAACAAGAGGTTGGGTTATTACCGATGCTTCAAAGTCAGCGGATATAACTGAAGGACCAACTTATATTGTTGCTACAGGAGGTACAATTACTACTTGTGGTAATGATAAAATTCATACGTTTACAGGACCTGGTACTTTTACAGTTTGTTCTGTAGGTAATCCATTAGGTGGTCCAAATAATGTAGATTATTTAGTAGTAGCTGGTGGTGGAGCAGGAGGTATTAGTACTGGTGCAGGCGGTGGTGGAGCAGGTGGAAATAGAACTAATTATCCCGGTGGCACAGCAGTTCCAGTTTCAGCAACAGCTTTTCCAATAACAGTCGGAAGTGGTGGGTCTGGTGGATCACCAAGTGCTGCTTCAACTATTGGATCTAATTCAATTTTTTCAACAATTACATCTGCAGGTGGTGGTTATGGAGGATGGCAAAATTGTACACCTGAAAAAAATGGTAAACCAGGTGGTTCCGGAGGTGGAGCGAGATACAATGCTGGAGCATCTGGAGGTAGTGGTAATACTCCTCCTGTAAGTCCGCCTCAAGGCAATAATGGTGGAGCTGGAAGTTCAATAGCTTACACTGGTTCAGGTGGTGGAGGAGCAGGAGCTGTAGGATCAGTAGGATCTCCAACATCTGGTGGAAATGGTGGAGTAGGTTTAGCAAATACAATTTCAGGATCTCCTGTATTTTCTGCAGGTGGAGGAGGTGGGGCTACTTGTGCTCCAGGAGCTGCAAGTTCTGGTGGAAATGGTGGTGGTGGAAATGGTGGAAAAGGACCTGGTGCAGGAACACAAGCAACATCAGGATCAGTTAACACTGGAGGAGGAGGTGGAGCTGGAGATTATAATGGTACAGCAGCAAATAGTAATGGTGGTTCAGGAATCGTTATTATAAGATATAAATTTCAATAATAATGATATATTTACAAACAAATAAAATTAATATATAAGGAGAAACATTATGGCACATTTTGCAAAACTCGGAGCAAACGGAAAAGTTATTCAAGTATTGACACTTGATAACAAAGATATGTTAAACGCTGATGGCGTTGAAGATGAATCAGTAGGTCAACAATATTTAGAAACACACAATAATTGGCCTGCACAAATGTGGATTCAAACATCTTACAATACATCTGGTGGTCAACACAAAGAAGGCGGAACACCTTTTAGAGGAAACTACGCTGGTATAGGTTATACTTGGGACGAAGATGATCAAATTTTTTGGCCTAAAAAACCTTACGTATCTTGGGTAAAACATAACGAATCAGCTTCTTGGAAATCACCAATTGGTGATGCTCCAGCATTAACAGCTGAACAAGAATCACAGAATACAGCTGATACTCACAGATGGGGTTACGTCTGGAATGAATCAGGACAGTCTTGGGATCTAACAGATTCTAAAGCATAATTGATCTAGATCAATTCTTTTAATATAAATTGACATTATAAATGATGGATGTATATATTACATCCAGGTATGCAAAAGAAAGTATTAACAGAACAAGCTCTATATTATGGTGATGTGGCAATGCCTAAAGATTGGGACATCGACCGAGATAAATTATCAGGCGACATTTTACAATCAGTAATTCAAAACAAAGATTTTCCATTCTCAAGAACTTGGGATATATTAAATACATATATGCGAGATCACGTTGGTCTTGAATATGATGTTAATCTAGTTAACAAAGAAACGTGGGGAAATATCTATAAACCTGCGGAAACAACTACTCCTTTATTAAATATTGATCCAGTGGATCTACGTAACTCTCCAGACTTTACATTATTATATGGTGTAAAAGTTAAAGATTGTTTTGTTCGAATACACTTTGAAGACAACAGACGTAAAGGAAGAAGTTGGGATATAGAACTTAAAAACAATATGTTCATAATGTTTCCATCAACTAATATGTATTATCTAACTAACAATCAAAAAGATTCATTAAACTTTATACAGACTATAACATATGAATATATCTAATCATTATTGGTATTTTACTTCAGCAATACCACCAAAACTATGTGATGACATAATTAATTATGGATTATCACAAGCAGAATCTATGGCAAGAACTGGTGGATATGGTGATAGAGAATTATCTAAACAAGAAATAAAAGATATGAAACGTAAAAGAAATTCAGATCTTGTTTGGTTAAATGAAACTTGGATATATAAAGAATTACATCCCTACATACATCAAGCTAATAAATCTGCTGGTTGGAATTTTGAATGGGATAGAAGTGAGTCTTGTCAATTTACAAAATATAAACTTAATCAATATTATGATTGGCACTGTGATAGTTGGGATAAACCTTATGATAAACCTAACAATCCAGAAGAACACGGTAAAATTCGAAAGCTATCTATGACTTGTCAATTAACAGATGGTTCAGAATATGAAGGTGGAGAGTTAGAGTTTGATTTTAAAAACTATGACCCCCATATGAGAGATGAAAGTAAACATTTAGTAAAAGCAAAAGAGATATTACCTAAAGGTTCTATTATTGTATTTCCTTCATTTGTTTGGCACAGAGTTAAACCCGTAACAAAAGGAACGAGATATTCATTGGTGATGTGGAACCTAGGATATCCATTTAAATAATATGTATATAAATAA